TGGGTTGGCATCAACCGCCCGATCCGCGTGATGGACAAGCTGGCGGCCATGCCGGAGCAGATGCGGATGCAGATGATGCAGCGCATGCAGCTACAGCCCGACGATCCGCGGCTGCAGCAGGTTGTCGGCATCGAGAACGACATCACCGACCTCGACGTGGACATAACGATCGAGGAAGGCATCGATATTCCATCACTACAGGCGGAACAATTCGCAACACTGGTGCAGTTGGCGGGAATGCAGCCGGGATTGATACCGGGCGACGTGTTGATCGCGGCCAGCGGGCTCAAAGACAAGGACATGCTGTTGCAGCGCATGCAGGCGCACCAGCAGCAGGCGGGCCAGGCGCAGCAGCAGGCCGGGCAGTTGGCACAGCAGCACGCCCAGGCCGACATCCAGGGCAAGCAGGCCAAGGCGCAGGCCGACATGGCGTTGGCGGCCGAGCGCAAGGTCAACGCCGTGTCGAAAATCCACGGCATCCACAGCGATTTCAGCGCACCGCCCTACGGCCAGCCGAACGTCGCACCAGACAACCCGCCGGGCGTGCAGGGGATGCAGCAGCCGCAGCCCGCGCCAATGGTGCCGCATGCCAGCGGCGGATTGGTCCAAGGCGTGCTGCCACAAGATCCCGTCGCCGCGTCGCAATGGCACCAGCAGTTGCCTGGCACGTATCTCGGGCGCGACGGCCAGTTGCACACGCAGCAGAACGATCCGAGTTTCCGGTCGTTCTACGTAGACAACGCAACCACCGATCCGATGGCGCTGTCCTATGGGCTCCAGGGCTATCTGCCGCAGCCGCAGGACTGGGCAGGGCCGCCGCGTTCCCACGCCACGGGTGGGCCGATCAATCAGCTATCTGGCCCTGATCCAGCCGGACCCGATGACGGATACATCACCGCGAAGGCCGGTGAATACGTGCTGAACCGTGGCGCCGTCGCGCGCTATGGCCAGCCGCTGCTGGACGCCATCAACAGCATGCAGATTGATCCCAAGGTGCTGGGGATGGCGGCCGAGCATATGGCGGCACAGACACGGGCCACGCACGCCAAGGCGGCGCTGGACGAGGCGAAGGCAGCTCAGGCGCCACACCAGACAATGGGCGACATCGCCAACACGCACCAGACGATCGTTACGACCAATCGGCTCGCCCAGACGCCGATCCCACAGCCGGCTGCGCCCAGCGCGCCCTGACGCCGGCCTAATCCAAGGACACGACTATGGCTAACGAAGCACTCGACAGCTTTCTTGCGTCCGAGGCGCAGGCGGCAACCCAGGAACCAACCCCGCGCGAGGCCCCAGAGCCACGCCAGGAGGCGCCGGAGCCGAAGGCCGACGCAAAGCCGGCACCAGAGTCCAAGCCCCCTGAGGACGACGGAGAGCCGCCGCAGCCGCTTGACGGCGAGCCGGTCATCCCCCGCCGCGCCTACGAGGATGAGCGACGCAAGCGCCAAGATTGGAAGGAGCGTGCGGCCAGGCTTGAGGGCGAGCTGACCGCGATCCGTCGCCAGCAGGAGGAGGCCCGCCAGCCACCACCTGAGCAAATGCCGCCGCTGCAGCCGATCGATCCGGCGCAGGATCCGGTGGGCTTCACCGCGCGGTTGCAGCAGGTGCTGCTCAACGAGCGGTTGAATAACTCCGAGGAACGCATCCGCGAGAAGATCGGCGACGAGAAGCTGAATGAGTACGTGAACGAGTTCAAGCAACTCGCCGCCCGCGATCAGACGCTGTTCGGCAAGCTCTACAGCCAGACCAATCCGTATGCATGGATGACGCGCGAGGTGGACCGGCTGCGGCATCTCCGCGAGGTCGGCGACGACCCGTCCGCCTACCGGGCGCGCATCGAGGCCGAGGCCCGCGCGAAATGGGAGGCCGAGGCGAAAGCAGCACCTCCACCATCACCCGCCGTGGGCATGCAGCCGTCGCTCGCCACCGCGCGCAGCGTCGCAGGACGCACAGCATCGACATGGACCGGAGAACCGAGCCTCGAAGACGTTCTCGCACCGATCCAGAACAGGCGATCGGCCAACGGCCAGTTCCGCCGGTTCTAGTCGAGGAGACTCCAATAGTCCCCAGCTAACACGTGGTAGACAGTTCGTTCCTTCAGTCCCAAGTGCCGCGCGATCCTGGCGCCTCGCATGCCGCCACTCTTGAGTCTCCGGATTTTTCTCACTGTCTTGACGGTAAGTCTGGCCGACGGATTTTCTTCGCCGAACAGGACTGGGCCGCCGCCGGGGGTTCCGTTCGGAATGAACAGGCCGGTCTTAATTGCGTGCTGAGTGTTCTGCGAACGTGTGCAGACTTCTAGGTTCCTAAGCCTGTTGTCCGTCTTGACACCGTTTAGGTGGTTAATCGTGAGACCGACAGGAATGGTGCCCATAAAGGCCTGCCAGACGAGACGATGAACAGACAGATGCTTCTGATGATTAGGAGCCAGCCGTACGCGCAGATAGCCGCCACCACCCGGCGCGAGTTTCATTATGCCACCAACAGATGCCGTTCGCGGATCAGGCCGCACTAAGCGCACACGCCCTTGGTCACTGACCTCGTACGCATCGCTGCCAACAACAGGTTTCCAGGTCTCCATGCTGCGGTTGTAGCAGGAGTGTCCGCCGCCGGGACAGGAAAATACGGGCGCAAGTGCCTACCCAGGTGCCGCCGACCGAAACGGGCGCAGTGGCTGCCGCCGAGCATTCAACGGGCGCGATCAACACGAAAGGAGCGATGTAAATAGGAGTGCTCGGCGATGGCCGACATGATTGCTACCCCGGCAAGACCGGGCCTGACGCCAATCCAATGGCAGTCTGACTTCTGGGTCGAATTCCTCCGCGAAAACCAGTTCTCGCCCTACTTCGGCACGAGCATGGACGCGATGATCCAGCTCCAGACCGACTTGACTAGGAAACCAGGCGACACCGTCGTGTTTCCGACAGTCAGAAATCTCGTCGGAGCAGGGGTCACTGGGAATACTGTCCTAGAGGGCAACGAAGAAATATTGAATGCCCGCAGCCTGAACGTAACCGTTAGCGTACTTCGCCACGCGGTCGCGGTGTCTGACTGGGACGAGCAGAAATCCGTCATCGATCTGCTCCAAGGCGCGCGCTCAGTGCTGAAAAACTGGGCCGCGAACAAGCTGCGCACCGACATCATCACCGCGTTCGGCTCGATCACGGCTGACGCCAATGTCGTGCTGTCCTACGCAGCGGCGTCGGCGGCACAGCGCAACTACTGGATGGTCAACAACGCCGATCGCATCCTGTTCGGCAATTCCAAGGCGAACGCGGTGTCGGGTGTCATGGCAACCGCCCTGGCCACCATCACCACGGCGACCGGCAAGATGTCCGCGGCGCAGCTCACGCTGGCCAAGCGCATCGCGCGCACGGCAACGCCGAAGATCCGGCCGATCAGGCTCAATAACGACGAGGAATGGTATGTCGTCTTCATACCGTCCCTGGTGTGGCGTGACCTGATGCTAGATCCCGTCATCATCAACGCGCTGCAGTATGCGTGGAACAGGGGCAGCGACAATCCGTTGTTCACCGCAGGAGATGTCATCTACGACGGCCTGATCCTGCGCGAAATCCCCGAGCTTCCGGTGCTGGCGGGTGTCGGCGGCGGTCCTTCCGACGTTGCGGCATCGTATCTGGCCGGCGCGCAGGCCATCGGCATCGCCTGGGCACAGCGGACGAAAGTCATAACGAATTCAAGGGATTATGGCTTCTTCCAGGGGACCGGCGTGGAAGAAATCCGCGGCGTGCAAAAGCTGCGCTTCGGCACTGACCCCACGGTGGATACGACGAAACCCGTCGATAACGGCTCGATGGCCATCTTCTCGTCCGCGCCGCCTGACGCATAGGGAACTCAGCACATGGCAAACGACAGACACGACCGCGGCGGTCGGCGCGAGCACGAGCGGCATGCGCCACCGGCAAAGCCCGCACCGCCGCCCGGCCGGCACGTCTCGCCAGTCTCGGCTTCGGTGCAGGCCGCTGCCACGGCGGCCGAGATCGAGCCGCCCACGCCGGAGGAGATCGCCGGACGCACGCAAGGCGCCCAGGTGGTGCTGGAACTCGACAGCGCCGCACGCGCCGGGGCGATGGGCGTCTATACCGACATCGCGAAGAACACGCTGCTGCGCGATGCCGGATACGTGGAGATGGGGCTCGATCCATCGGACCCTAGCGGAGAGTCGACGGACCCCGAGGCACCGCCCGGCGGCTCAACCACACCAGGTGCGCCGACAGTCGTCGATGTGCCTGTGGTGTCGCAGGCCGGCACGACGCTTTCCAGCACGATGGGCAACTGGACCGGGGAGCCGACCAGCTACGCCTACGTCTGGAAGCTCGACGACGCAGCGGCTGGTAGCGATGCCGCGACGTACGAGGTGCAGGCAGGCGACGTGGGCAAGAGCGCCACATGCACCGTCACAGCCACCAACGCGGCTGGCTCGACGGCAGCGCCTCCCAGCAACGCGCACGTCGTGACATGACGATCTCGATCGGCACCATAGCGCAGCAAGCCTTGCGTCGGCTCGGCGTGCGCGTGGTGCCGCTCGATGACTCCCCGACGCTTACCGAGATGGTTCCCGCCGCAACTATCGCCACCGCGGCGCTGGTGGAACTCGGGGTGATCGCCTCGGACGAGACACCATCCGCCACGGATCAGGCGCTGATGGTGGACAAAGTGGCCTCGGTGCATGCGTCGCTCGATGCCCAGGGCATTGTGTGGTGGGACAGCACCGCCATGCCGCGCGCCTTCGCCGAGGAATACACCAAGCTCACGGCTGCCTATGGGGCGTCGTCGTTCGGCAAGGCCGTGGACCCGGCCGTCGTGGCGCTGCTGGAGGGGCGCGTGAAGAAGGGCGCGATGGTGCTGTCGGCTGACGACAACGCGCAGCAGGCGGTGCAGGCGGTCCACAACGACCTCGTCATGCGCGGCATCGCACGCTGGTCGTCACTCGATATTCCAGACGCGCTCAGCGATCCGTATGCCACGCTTGCGGCCGATGCGCTGGCACCGCTGTTCGGCATGGACACGGACGCCAACGACACCCAGCAGGCGATGCTGTCGATCTTCCGATACGTGGCGCTGCCAACCAGCGGGCAGACCGTGGTGGGGACGTATTTCTAAATGGCGTATCGCATTAAGTACTCCGACTACAGTACGACGGCCGAAGGCCCGCCCGATCCTGAGCGATGGGTCGGCCCCCCAGGTCCGGTCGGACCCATGGGACCCCAGGGTCCCCAGGGAATCCAGGGCGTTCCCGGCGCACCGTTCGCCGAGGCGCCGGCCGATGGGAAGATCTACGGTCGAGGCGGCAGCACCGTGACCTGGACGCCGACTCTACCGCTGACCGGTGGCATCGTCACCGGCCCCGTCACCGTGCAGCGGCTGAACGTTTCCGCACTGCCAACGTCACCTAGCGGTCTGATTCACGGCGACATATGGTCCAACGGCGGCGTGCTGATGGTGGTGCCATGAAAGTCCTGCGCCTCGCCGCCGTTCTCGCGGCCTGTCTGCTGGTGCCAGCGGAAGCGCAGACGCCGGCCGGCAGCCCGGCATTCCAGTCGCTGACGGTTCAGGGCACGACAACCAGCGGCGGCGAACTTACCGCGCCAGTGACGGCCACGGGTGGAACTGTGCCGCGATTGCTGGCCGACCGCATGGCAGACTTCGGGCTGTCGGCGCTGGATACCGGGGCTAAATGCGACGGAACGACCGACGACACGACCGCCATACAGACGGCGATCAACGCTGCCGCCAGCAAGTTCGGCACGGTGTTCTTCCCGGCAGGCAAGACCTGCAAGATAAGCGCGACACTGACCATCACCGCGACTGGCGTGAAGCTGCAATGCCAGGGCGGCACGATGGTCGGGGCGGCCGTCGCGCAGTGCAGCCTGTTGTGGGCCGGCGGCGCCTCACCGATGGTGTCGGTCACATCGCCCACCGCGACGCCAATCTATTACAACGGCATCAGCAATCTCACGCTGGACGGCAACGCCGCAGCCACCGTCGATATCTACGTCAACGGCGCCCAACAGGGCACCATCGAGAACGTCCATCTGCGGCAGGCGACGACCTGGGCACTGCAATCCGATACGACTGCCGGCGGCTTCGCGACCAACACGCAGGGGTGGCTCGTTACCAACCTGTTCGTGGACGGCGCACCATCAACAATGGGAGGCGTCGATCTTAAATGCGGCGATGTGTCTGGAGCGGTCTACTGCTCGGCGTTCTGGACGTTCATCAACCCGCAGATCGCGACATCCAATGGCACCGGCATGCTGTTCGATGGCGGCTCAAACAACAATATCCTGGGCGGCAGGATCTTCGGTTCGGCCGGCAGCGTCTCGTTCGACCTGTCGCAGTATCGTGGCGGCACCGGCAGCCAGTCGGCGATCGGCAATATGTTCCAGAACACATACACGCAACGCGCCGGGATATCGCGGGGAACCACCAGCATCGCGACGTGCGTTCCTTATGCCGGCACATCTGTGTCTCCGAATACCACCTGCCCGTACCATAACTTCTTCCGTCTCAACAGCCTGTCTGGTGGCGTCGAGCCTACGGTTGAAGTGGGCTCACAACTCAATGTCCAGAGCGACCTCAACAACCGCACGACGCAGCAGACGTTCATGGGTGATGCCCAATATCCGGGATTGGTCATATCGAACAATCTGGCCGGGTTCGGGCAGTGTCTGAACGATGCGCTGGCCGCTGGTGCAGGCACGGGGCAGTGGCAGTGTTCAACCTCTGCCAACGCCATGGCGACCTGGGACCACGGGCCGAACCAGGACATTTGGAAATGGGCGTTCTCTGGCGCTGCCGGCGCGCGTGATCTGCGTCTTACGCCGACGACCGGCACCGGCAGCCTGCGTGTCGATACCGGGCTTTTCATCAAGTCATACACAGTCGCCACGCTACCGGCGTGCAGCGGCGCGGTGAGCGGTTTGACCGTGCTGGTAAGCGATCAGGCAGCGGCCCCTGTCTATAACGCGGCGCCGGCTGGTAGTGGTACCACCGTCGCGCCCGTCGTGTGCAGCGCCGGCACTTGGCATCTGCACTAGTGGACAACGTGACGCAGTTCCCGGAGGTCCGCGATGCCTGACGGCCTGGTGATCCCCGGCGGCCCTGGGTTCAGCGGACACCCGCAGCCGCCCGACGTGCCGTGCGATCCCACCGGCGATGCGTGGCGCGGCGAGCCTGGGCCGCCCGGACCTCCCGGACCCGCTGGACCGCCCGGCAGTTTCGGCGGCGGCGAGGCGCCGGTGGACGGCTTCGCGTACGGCCGGGTCAATGCCGTGTGGAACAAAGTTGTGCCGCTGACGCAATTGGGCACGGCGGTCGGGCAGGTGCCGGTGTTCGTCAACAGCCAGGGCAGCGGCTTCCCAGGCCTCAATCTGGCAGATCGCACCATCCTGCGCCGGCCAACCACGACAGCCACCGACTTCGCCGATCTCCAGCTTACGCGCACAACCTCATTCACCGGCGGCACACCTGGATCGGCATTCAACAATGCCGCCCTGCGCATTCTGGGCACGTACGGGGCCGGCAATGCGACCAACGAATGGAACCTGATCTCCACAGCAACCACGTCCGGCACGAGCGGCGGCACCATCTCAGGTGCCTTTCTGCAAGGCATTCGCGCAGCCGGTGCCAAAGACCCGATATGGGGCGCGATCACCAACGCGATCGACCAGAACGACACTGATTCGCTGACCTCCGGGGCGCAGGTGATCCCGCTGGAGATCGACGTTGTTGCCAACCGCGCCGACAACGCCGTCAACACCCAGTCGTGGGGCAATGTCGGGGTGCGCAAGATCCTCGATATCGTCGCGGTGCGGCAGAACCTCGCAGACACCACGCAGTTCGAGGTGTCTCATGGTGTGTGGTTCACCGCCGGAACCTACGGCAGCACCTCCTCCGATGCCCATACCAACTATCAGTCGGCGATCGGCTTCGGCATCAATACGCAGGTGCGCAACGTCCTCGACACGCGCGGTGCGATCACGCCGACCGGCTCCGCCAACCCCGTGTCGGCGGTTACGATGTCCGCCGGGCATGTGGTGGATTTCAACGGCGGACCCGCGCTGAACTCCGCGCCGGGCGCCTACTTACATTATGAGGCAGGGACAGGTCGCTTATATTATACTGTGGGTGGAGTGAATAAGTGGTCAGTTGATGCTTCTGGTAACGTCAGGGCCGCTGGAACTATTACAGGAAGCACGACTCCATGACCATCTTGTCATCATGGAACGTGGTCCCACGTTATTCTCTTAAGGACTCTGGACACTGTCGTTTCTCCGACATTGAACGTAGCAGCTATCTCTCGGTGGGACGCCCCGGACTTCCGCATTCCACGTATAGCAACGACCCTGTCGGGAGACAGGCGAGCGCTCGCTATACGCGTCCCTTTGGCATGGTTTCCCCTGTCTCTAGCCTCTCTGTCGCCGGCATTATCTTTTTGCGTTCCAAGGTAAAGATGCAGCGGGTTACAGCATGGTCTGTTGTCGCATTTATGAAGAACATTGAGGCCGGCTGGTATTTCTCCGTAGGTAAGCTGCCAGGATATGCGGTGCGCTTGTTGGGTGCGTCCGACAAGCCTGCCCATCCCGTACCCAAGGCGGGAGGTGCCTCTTTGCCATGGCCAGCACGCAATATCTCCGCTACTCCGATCGACAGCATCCCAGAAGTCCTTCGTCCACCGATAAATTGGCGTCAGTCCATGGCGTCGAGCATAGGCATAATGTTTCCGGCAGAATCCGCGCGTATGTGCCGGACGCTTGCAGCTCTGAACGGAACAGACTTTGATGATGTCGGCCACGGCGATCCTCCATCAAGGATTGGTGGTCAGGGGCGCAGACCTGTCGCAAGCAGGCTGCGTCCCGTATTCTACGTGTTTCTGATAGCGATATCAACGCTGCTGGACGCCTCCGGCAACGTGCGCGCCGCCGGCACCATCACCGGCTCGGTCACGCCATGACGCCGTTTCCCTGCACCTGCATCTTCCGCCTGGGCGTGTGCATCTGCGAGTCCCACACCCTCCCGCGTCCGCAACGGAGCGTGTGACATCACGCCCGAAATCGCCAACGTGATCCTGCAATTCATGCAACGGGTGTGGCTGCAGGGCGGCGAGGTCGGCACGTTCATGGCCGCAACCCGCGCGTTGCAGGACGAGGCCAACGGCGCCGCGCCGCTGCCGATGCGCGTCAACGGCGGCATGGGCCGGCAGCCGGCAGCGGAGGAGTAGCGCATGCCATCCATGGCCATGACCGTGCCATACATGCGCACCAGCCCGCTGCACATCCCGCGGCGCGACCTGGTGCTGGCCGCTGCCGACAGCCTCTATCTGCGCGTGACCGTGGTGGACAGCGACGATCCATGCTCGCAGGCGCTGGACCTCACCGGCGGCATCGGCGGGCCGACGCTGGCGATGGTGGTCTGGGCCGATGTGCCGGGTCAGTACTGGCATGAATACGGCATGTGGCATCCGGTCACGGGCCAACTCCTGGCGAGCATTCCAGGCACCGTCTCATCGTCGCTCGGCGCGTTCGACTTCACGTTCCCCTCCGGCACCATGAGCCTCTGGCCACGCCGCTGCATCTGGGCGGTGCAACTCAGCTACGACACGCAGAGCGCCGAGACGCTGATGTCCGGCATCCTGCACATTCGTCTCGGCGGCGCGGTGTTCCAGTTGCCGCCGACCTCGCTGCTCACCGATACCTCGATCCCGGTCACTACCGATATTTTGGAGCCCGTCCTGGCATGAGTGGCAGCATACGCATTGTCGATATGCCAGACCTCGGCGCGGTCACCGACGCCTCGTCGCTGGTGGCCGAGCGCGCCGGCTCCGGCCGGTTCACCGCTCCGGCCCTTGCCACGTATATGGCCACGAAGGGCGCCATCGTGTCGGTCAAGAGCTACGGCGCCGTGGGCGATGGCGTCACAGACGATACCGCCGCCGTGACTGCGGCGTTCAATGCGGTGCGGACCGCTGGCGGATCGCTCTATTTCCCGGCCGGCAAGTATGCGCTGGCAGCGAATATTCCGGTGACGCTCGGCACCGACGCCACGCTTGCCGTGCTCGGCGCCGGCGCGGACATCACGCAACTCGTGTGGGCGGCGGGTGGCGGCCTCACCATCAACCTGCCGGGCGAGGCCAACGCGGTGCATATCCGCGACATGACGTTCGTCACGGGCGCCAACGGCATCGGCACCGGGCTGGCGCTCAATCTGACGCTCGGCAACGTGTCGTGGCCGAACTCAGCGCAGTCGGACGTGTCCAACGTCACCTTTCGCGGTACGGACTGGTATGCCGGGCAAACGCACTATTGGGGCTCATGTGTCGCAATAGACCGACTGACCCAGGTGTCGTTCTTTAATGTGCTGATGGCGGGGCACACCGACGCGGGGACTTACACCCAGAGTGGTTTCGGCCTGACGCTAACCGCCACGTCCGCCGTGCCGGGCGTCGTCTACAACTTCGATGGTTGCACATTCAACAACCTCGGCGTCGGGCTGAATTATGGCAACTGGATTCAGGGCGTCGCCTGTGTGAACTGCAATTTCACCGGCTGTAACTCTGGTATCTTCGTGCCGGCATTGACCGGGGAGGCGCAGCTTTCGATCGCCAACTCGCAGTTCAACTGCACGAATGCCATCACGCTGAATATTGCACTGTTCGACGTGCAGATCGCCAGTTCTCTGTTCATCGTTCCGCTGGCCGGCGTAGCGATCCAAACCACTGGTGAGGCGCAACTGGCCATCGTCGGCAATTCATTTGGCGGAGGAACGGTCGGTCAGGCCACGGGGTATGGCATTATCGTCACCGGCGGATCGCAACTCGGCGGCACCATCGTCGGCAACAGCTTCTACAATCTGCCGCAGCCGTGCGTCAGCCTGAACGCCGGCAGCGGCGGGGTCATAGTCGGTTCCAACACCTTCGTGAACTGCCCGACGCCGATCAGCGATGCCGGAACGGGCAACATCATCGTCAACAACCTCGGTGTCCCGCCGGTCGCCCTGAACCTGACGACAGGCGCCTCGCCATGGCATTACAGCACCAAGGCGCGGCCGGAGAACCTGTCGCTGTACTCTGATGGCATTATCAATATGGTGGATATCGGCGGCGTCTTTATCCTGGGCGGCGCGGCCCCGGCCAACACTAATCTCAACGTCTTTGTCCCGCCCAATACCACGATCAATGTTCTCTACGCCGGCACGTTGACCGCGCGCGGGGTGCGCCTCTGATGTCGGGGACGCAGCAACAAGCCCAACCGGCGAGCGGCATGAAGCGGATACCGTTTCCGCTGGAGTCGTATCAGCACGCATCGGTGCCGCTGTCGGCGAAGTTCCTGCTGAACCTGCACGCCGAGCAGGCGCCGTCCGACGCGCGCACCGAGGTGGCGCTGGTGCCTACCCCCGGCTTGGTGGATAGCGGCTGGACGTTCGGCACCGGGCCGGTCACCGCGATGAACGGCGACTGGCCCAGCGCGCTCTACGTCGTCTCCGGCACCCATTTCTACCGGCTGGGGCAACTGGTGTTCAACGGGCCGATCGTCGTGCAGGATCTCGGCGATATCGGCACGCCGTCCGGCGCCGACTATCCGCAGAACCTGATGAGTACCATCGCGGTCGGCGTCAACGCCGTGGTGGTGTGCGTGCCGCCCAACGCTTTCACCTGCGGGCACAACGATACTGCGGTCAATCAGATAGGCGGGACGTTTCCGGGTGCTCGGTCGGTGGCGTATCTCGACGGCTATTTCGTGTTCACCTCGGACGACCTCGACTCGCAGTTCTTTACCTCGCTGCTGCTCGACCCGACCGCCTTTGATGCGCTGGACTTCGCCTACGCCGATGGCGTCCCGAACCTGCTGCGCCGCGTACTGGTGCTGCGGGGCGAGTTGTGGCTGATCGGCAACGAGGACGTGGAAGTCTGGTATGATGCCGGTTCGTCCGGGCTGGAAACGACGCCGGGGATCTCCTTCTTCCCGTTCCGCCGCCGCGCGGGCGGTGTGATAAATCACGGCACCACGGCCATCAAATCGTTTGTGGAGTGCGACGGCTCGATCTTCTGGCTGACCAATGCCGGTATCGTGGTGCGGTCCCAAGGCTATGCCGCGGTGCGGGTTTCGACCCACGCCATCGAGGCGATCATCCGGGGCGAGACGCCCGCCGCCGTGACCACCGCCCTGGCATTCATGTGGGATGGCCACTGGTTCTATGCGATCACGTTCGGCACTCGCACGCTGGTGTATGACTGCGCGACCAAGCTGTGGCACGACCGCTCCAGTACGGTGGACGGCTTGGGCAAATGGCTGCCGGGCGCGGTGGGCCGGCTCAGTTCCACGTACGTGTTCGGCAGCAGCACCGATGGCAAAAGCTATGTCATGTCGGCGTCTGATGCGACCGAGGCCGGCGTGCAGGTGATGCGCCAGATCATAACGCCGCCACTCTGGGCCGGCACGCGCCGCGCCTTCTGCAGCCGGTTGGAAGTCGAGATGGAAACCGGCGGCGATGTGGACGTGGCGCTGATCTGGTCCGACGACGGCGGCTGGAATTACACCGGCGGGGCGCGCACCCTCTATACCGGCAGCGCCGATACAGCCGGCCGCCGCCAGCGGGTTTACACCACCCGTCTCGGCTCGTTCCGTCAGAGGGTGTTCAGCATCGTCACCGCGGGCCGCGTTACGCTGTATGCGATCGACGCCGAGATCAGTGCTGGATCATCCTGATGTCGGGCGTGGCCGACCTGCGGGTGTCGCCACCCGTCAACGAGGTGCCGGTGGCCGACGACGGGCAGCAGACGCATGCCTGGACGGCGTATCACCAGCGCGTGGCGGATGCTCTGGCGGCGATGCCGGAGCTGCTGCGCAAGGGCGTGACGGACGGTTCCGACGCGGCGGCCGGTGACATCGGCGAATACCTGACCGCGAGCGCCTCGACGCCTCTGACCAACGCAGCAAGTGCCAACGTCGTGTCGCTGTCGCTGACGGCGGGCGACTGGGACGTGTCGGGCCATGTGCAGTTCGTGGCCTCGGGCGGCACGTTATCCGCGTTCGGCTGCGGTGTTGGCGGGATTGACGTGCTCATCAACGCCACGATCCCGCCAGGCTCGACGCAGCAGCAACTGGCCACAGCACCGCGGCGCTACAACGTCACGGCGGCCACGACGGTGTGGGTGGTGGCCGTGGGGTTCTTCAGCGGCGGGGTGACGGCCAGCGGCGCCATCAGGGCGCGTAGAGCACGTTAGAATGTCCCCGGAGGGGTGATGCGGCACTTCCAGCAGATCGCGGCGGGTGTCGAGGTGTTGCCGCTTGTGCTTGATCTCTACCGGCAACCGGCGCTCTGGAACCGGCACAACGCGCGCACGGCCGGCGTAGGTTCGTTCGAGGGAACCGATGACATCTGGGTCCGGTTCCGCGATCCCGCCGAGTTGGTGTCCCGCGAATCCTACGTCGAGCCGTTCACGCTGGTGTTCTATCCCGCCTGGCACGCGCTGCCGCATCTTCGGCCCATCGTGTTCGGGCTGATGGCGCGGCTGGAGGCGGTGCAGCTCGGCGGCGTGCTCATCACGAGAGTGCCCGCCGGCCAGCAGGTTGCGCCGCACGACGATCGTGGGCGGTGGCATCCCGAGTTCTTCCGCACCAAGGCGTATCTGCCGCTCGCGAGCAACGATCGCTGCTACAGCACATGCGGCGACGAGCGGGTGACCATGAAGGTCGGCGAGGCGTGGTTGTTCGACAACCTCAAGACGCACAGCACGGTGAACGAGGGCGAGACGGATCGTGTGACACTCATTGTTTCGATGCGGGTGGAGTGATGCAGCGCGCTGAACACCAGCCGGAAGAGGCGGAACTCGTTCTGTATGCGGGTATATTCTGCAAGCTCTGGAGCGTATCGGATGCCGGCACATTGCTTCCGCAGCACGCGCACGAGTTTCCACATCTCACGCTGCTGATGCGTGGTGCGGTGCGGGCCTGGCGCGGCGAGGAGATGCTGGGCGACTACCGCGCGCCGGCGGTGGTGCGGATACCGGCGAACGAGTTGCACACGTTCCTGACGCTGACCAACGACGTGGCTCTGGCGTGCATCCACAACGTCGATCACATCGAGGGCGACGAGCCTGCGGTGTCGCAGCACGCAACTCTAGATTTGGAGGACTGAGTTATGACGCTCAGTGTAAACTAATCCCGTGGGCGGTGGCGGCGGCTGGGGTTAGTGCTGCCGGAGCGCTTGGTGGCGGGTTGCTGCAGTCCGGTGCCGCGAAGGCAGGACAGGCGCAGGCGCAGAAGCAGTTCGAGCAGCAACGGCAGGATCTGTCGCCATATCGCACAGCCGGCTTGGCGCCGCTTCAGGCACAGGGCGATCTGCTGGGGCTTAACGGGCAGCCGGCGGCTGATGCTGCCATGGCGAATTATCAGACATCGCCCGGATATGCCTGGCAGATGGGCGAGGGCCTACGGGCAGTAGACGCCGGCGCAGCGGCGAAAGGCCTCGGCCGCAGCGGTGCCGCTTTGCAGGCCGAGCAGACATTCGGTCAGGGATTAGCCAATTCCGACTTCGGGCAGTACTTCTCTCGCCTCAACGCGCTATCCACGCTCGGCGAGAACGCTGCGGCGGGCGGCGCTTCAACGGCCAATGCCGCTGGTGCTACAGCGATCGGCGGTGCCAACGCACAGAGTTCAATTTACGGAAACACGGCGAGTTCCTTAGGGACCGCCGCGAATGCGCTGCTGACCAACAAGGACTTTCAGAGCTGGATCAGTGGGCCGTCGGCGGGCGGTTTCACTGATAACGCGCCGCTGAGCACCATCTGATGTCAGGCACCCAGGTTTCCAGCTCGGTCCCGCTGAACATCCTGTATGACTCGATCTCGGGAAAGACCGGGATCGATCTTCAGAGCGGCCAGAACCAACTCCTGCAGCAGCAGCAGGACATCGGCGGCCACGAGATGGAGATGGCGTCGCGGCTCGCCGGCACACTGCTGTCACAGTATACGACGCCGGAGGCACGCGCTGCGGCGTATCCGACGCTGCTGGCAAACGCGCGGGCGGCGGCCCCCGGCTACTTCAAGAACGCGCCGTCATCTTATCCCGGTGACGATGCGACCCATGCGCTGTTTCAGTTGGGCACATCGAGCGCGGAGCAGTTCAAGCTGGGTCAGGCGGGCACGGCTATCCCGACGCCGGGGTTCAACACAGGCGCGGCGGCGCCCGCAGTTGGTGGTGGCACCGCGGCGGCACCAGGCGACGGCCTTACCGGTGATCGCGAGCACGACCGGGCGCTCATCGTGGCGCGGGAATCCGGTGGCGATCCGACGGCGCTGAACTACGTGGCCAAGGCCGATCCAGCGGCCTACGCGCGCGGCGCCACCGCATCCGGCAAATATCAGTTCGTCAACAGCACCTGGCGTGAGGGCATGCAACTCGCCGGCCTGGACCCGGCGAAGTACCCGACGGCACGCGAGGCGCCGGAAGCGGTGCAGGATCAGGTGTTCAATGCGGTCTATGGCAAATACGGCGCTGCCCCATGGCAGAAGGGGCCAAAGGACTGGATCAAGGACGAGCAGGGCCAATACCAATTGGCCACTGTCAGGCCAGCGGCCCAGCCGGCGGCCCCAGGAGGCGGTGTGGTGGCCCGCAACCCCGGCGCGGTGCAGGTAGCCGGTCCCGGCGCCGGGACGCCACCAGCAGCGCCTGGAGCCGGCTCTGGGACCACCACAGCGGCGCAGGCGCCACTCCCGCCGGACCAAGCGAAGGCGAAGGCCGCAGCCACAGGGCAGCCGGTGCCAGTCGCTGGCGTCGATGGCTTGTGGGCACTGCCGAGCGGTGGTCTCGTCAACCAACTGCCAGCGACGGCGCAGGCGCAACCAGCAGCGCCGCCCGCAGCCCCAGCATCCCCGGCCCCACAGCCTCCAGCGGCAACAGCGCCTCCGTTAGTCGCGCCCGTCGCAGTTCCGGCCCCGGACGAGATGGATGGAAACCACCTGACGCGGCAGGATTACAAAGACCTCGACCGCGCCAAGCGATCCGGCATGACTGGCCCGCAACTGACGCAGGAGGTGCAGCAGCGGCAGAATGCCAACCTCGCCCGGCAGGAGAAGTATCGCGGCGATGTCCGTCAGGCACAGAACGACGCGCAGGCGGCCAACGAGAAGGCGAAGGCCGACGCGATAGCGGCTGAGAACCTGCGGCTATCGCAGGAGGGTGGGCAGCGGGATACTGAGCGGCTGAGGTTGGCGCAGCAGGACGACCAACGGAAGGCAGAGCAACTGCGGTTGTCGCAGGCGGCCGACCAGCGGGCCGCCGAGAAAGCTGCTCAGGAAGCGAAAGCAGCGAGCCGCCCGGTGCAGGGCAATGACGTAGACGCCCAGCACGAGAGCTATCTGTATGAGCATGCCAACGAAATCCGGGACGGCTCAGCGTCGGAGGAAGTGAAGCGACAATACGCCGGCAGCTACTATGCGCTGCAACAGAGGGGAGGGCAGGCACTCCAGATCACCGATCCCAACAATCCAGGCGGAACGATTGCCGCGACGATCACGCGACGGTTGCCGTCGTCTCTACCGGAGCCTCCGGGTGGCGCGCTGCCGGAGGTACTGACAACGCCGGGCGCGGCGAAGGCGCCGCAGATGACAGAGCCGCAAAGCCAGGCCGCCGGATTTGCCGATCGCATGGTAAATGCCTTGCCGATTATCACCGATACATCTCCGGCTGCGATGAGCCGTTGGCAGCAGTTGCTCGGTAAAGTGCCGCTTGCTGGCAATAGTTTTGTGTCGTCCGAGTTTCAGCAGCACATACAGGCGGAGCGTGATTTCATCAACGCCGTTCTGCGAAAGGAGAGCGGCGCGGCGATCTCTGAGTCGGAGTTCGTCAATGCCAGACAGCAGTATATTCCACAACCAGGCGACCAGCCGGCCGTACTGGCGCAGAAGGCCAAGAACCGCGAGACAGTGCTGGCGAACCTCACCCGTGATGCGGGACCAGCCTACAAACCGCCGACAGCTAGCTCATCCGCTGCCGCTGTCCCACCTCCGCCTAAGGGCTTTAAGGTGATCCAGTAATGCCGATTGCAACGGATGGTCAGGGCAATTACCTGACGCTCGGGCAGGACGGGCAATGGACGCCGGCCCAGCGTGCAAAGAACCCCGAAACCGGCACTGAGATGGTCAACGACGGCGGCACATGGAAGCCGCTGCCGGGATCTGAGCCGTCCACGGTCGGCAGCGCTCTGCGTGGTGCTGTGAAGGGTATTACCTTCGGGTTCGGCGACGAATTGCGTGGCGGCACCGATGCGCTGGCTCAGGGTATCGGCAATCTAATCCATGGCTCTGAGGGACGCCCCACTATGGGGCAGGCGTACGATCAGAGCGTGGCTGCATCTCGTGAGCAGAATCGCATCGATGCTGCGACCAATCCGGTGTCGAACGTCGCTGGCCAGGTGGCGGGTGCGGTCGCGCCGATGGTGGTTGCCGCACCGGCAGCCGCAGCAGTTGGCGCAGGTCGCCTGGTATCTGGCGCAGCCGGCCTGTTCGGGCCGCTCGTCTCCAAGATCAATCCGATGATGTCCGCTATTCCCGGCTGGTTGCAGACAGGTGCCGGTATAGCCGGCGGCGGCGCTGCGGCCGGTGGCGTTGCCGGGTTCGGCGAAGGTGAGGGAGGCGTCGGATCTCGCCTAGAAGACGCTGCGGTCGGAGCTGGGACGGGTGCTCTGGTGGCGCCGGCTATAAAGGGCATTGCCACCGCCGCGCCGGCTGCGATTGGCCGCGTGTTCCACTCACTAGGCTGGCGCGATGCCCCGACTGCGGCCGACCGGCAGATCATTCGGTCGCTCGATCGTGGTGGCGTCAGCGTAGACGATGCGGCGACGCGTATGGCCGCCGCTGGCGACAACCCCACCGCGCTGGTGGACGTGGGCGGGCGCAACACCATCAACCTGGGCGCTACCGCGGCCAACACGCCAGGGACATCCATGCAGGCGGCGGACGATTTCGTGCAAGCCAGGCGCGCTGGCCGACCAGACCGGCTCATGACGGCGGGCGACGAGGCGTTCGGTGGTGGCAGCGGCACCGACATAGCGGAAGCGACCGCGGGCCGCCGAGCGCAGCGCAGCTCGGAGGCACCGCCGCTTTACGACGAGGCGTTCGGCAAGCCGGCCGGCATGACCGATCGGATGCAGCACATCATCGACGAGCCAATCGGCCAGACCGGGTTGCGCCAGGGCCTGGAAATCCAGCGGATTGAGAACAACACGCGGCGAGCGCGGGGCGAAGCCGAGGTGCCGACGCACGACCCGGCAATCCGCTATGACGAGGATGGCACGCCACGCATCGTCGGCGTGCCCAACATGCGGACGCTGGACGCAATCAAGCGCGGCATGGACCAGATCGTTGAAACATACCGGGATAAGACGACCGGCGTCCTGCATCTCGATGAGCGGGGCCGCGCCGTCAACAACATGAACCGGACATGGGTCGGTCTGCTGGACGAAAATAACCCGGCTTATGCCCAGGCCAGGGCGGCGTGGGGCGGCCCTACGGCACAGATGGAGGCGACGCAGGCCGGCAAGGCGGCGTTTCGCACTGACCGCGACCGGGTGGCGGAGGCCATGGACCCGTCGCGGCCACCTGACGTGCGCGACGCTTACCGGCTCGGTGCCGGACGCAACTTTTCCGACAAGGTCAGTGATCCGGCGTCGGCATCCGGCGCGGCACGCGACTTTCTGGAAGACGACACGATGCAACGCCGCCTGGGCAGCATACTCAGTCCTGAGGAGCGAACTGCTCTAAACGAGACGCTGCGCCGCGAGGTGGATTACACCGACGTGGAGCGCAATGTCGGTCCCCGCGCCGGATCGCAGACGCATCGGCTGGGAGCGGGCGGCGAGGATATGGGCATTGATCCGTCCGGGCCTGCCATGCAGGCAATACGGCTGGCCCTGAGCGGCCACCCATTCCAGGGCGCCATTCAGGGCGGTCAGAATATGTTTGTGCGTCGCTTCGGCCAGGGCATGACCCCGGCGACGGCCGATGCGTTGGCAAACCGGCTGTTCGTAACCAACCCCGATGCAAGGCAGCGTGTGACTGATGCGCTGCGCAACCGACTGCTGATGGACGAGCAGCGGCGCGCACAGATTGGGCAGTACGTGCGGCCTGCTGTTCGAGCACTATCCCAAACGGCAGGCGGCCGGGCGGCCGAGTTCAATAACTAGAGCAGGAACAGAACGACCTTAACCACCACCAGCAGCGTGATGCCGATTACAATCAATCCGCCTATAACCTCGGCTGTATTTGTCATATCAGGTTCTCCAGTTTCTCGTCTCGGTATTAGAACATTATGATGAACGTCACGATAATCCACATCAGCTTGAGGGCCAGGAAGGCCGGAAAGGCCAGCACGATCGTGAGGAGGAATGCTCCCGGGGCGTGAGACTCCTTAGTCGAGCCAGCCCCAATACGCCAAGCATCCCGCGAAGAATATGAGTAGAAAAAACCCGATCATAGGCAGCATCACAACCCCTCCAGTTTCTCGACGCGGCGTTCTATGTGGGTGGTCATCTCGCGCCGCACGTCACGCAGGTCAGCGCGCACGTCCACCAGCCGCAGCAGCGCGTCGTTGATGCGGGCCATCAGCCGGCCTTCCATTGCCTCCATGTGGCGCTTCAGTTCGTCGTCCATGTTCAGATCCAGTGTTGGGTGTGGGCGATAACGCCGAGGATGGCGGCGGTGCCAGCGAGATAGAGGCCGAGCAGCCAGCGGAAATCCGATCGGGCGTTGCGCTGGACGGTTTCAAGCTGACGCTCGATACGCTCCAGCGCCGCCTTGGTGCCGCGGGCGATTTCCTCCAGCACGGCAATCCTGGGTGCGTGGTCGTTGGCGGGCGTGTCGCTCACTTGCCGGTCCTCACCTGGTCGATGAGCCTGCGCAGCAGCTCGGCGACGGTGATGCCGAGGCTCTCGGCCTCACGCTCCAGCCAAGACTTGGCCGGCGCGCTAAGGCTGAAGGCGAAGCGGTCCATCAGTTGTGGCCCTTCGCCACGTCGCGCAGCCAGTGCAAGCGGAACTGGCGGCGCACGATGTTGCGGATGATGTAGCCGGCCTTCGGATGCCGAGCGACGTTCAGCGGGTGGCGGGCGATGATCGCTGCAGCTTTGAGGTAGTAGGTCATTTAGTGGTTCCTGATGATGACGCTGTGTATCACCGGGGCTACAGATTGTCAATGACAATCCGACACTAACGCCGACAGAATCTCCTGGTGTCTGCAATCGTTCGTTTGGAGAGTAGCCCGATGCCCTATTCGGGCTGTCGTTCCGCCTTTTCCCGCATCCGGTCGCGCAGAACGTTCTGACCGATGCGGACCTTTGGATCGTTGAGCAGTTCCTCGCGCAGCTTATCCATCTCTGACTGAGCCGCCGCCTTATCCGTGTTCTGGTGTGACATGAGCATAAGACTCCTTGCAGGTGATTGCCGTAACGTTCTAGCGGACATGCCAGCCGCAAGTATACACTGTTGCGTAACGTCTCCGCCATACTACGGGCTCAGGGATTATGGCGTGGATGGCCAGATCGGGCTGGAGGCGACGCCGGAGGATTATCTCCGTGAGATGGTCGGCGTGTTTCAGCAGGTTAAGCGGGTGCTGCGGCCTGATGGTACGCTCTGGCTCAACATAGGCGACAGCTACGCCGCCTCGCGTGGCGGCTCTGACATGCCGGCGCAGACCGTTCATGGCGGCGGATCGAACGGTGCCGATACGCTGGAGACCAGACGCGGGAAGGGCGCCGGATACCGGGCAAACCGCGACCCTGCGGCACATCGCCTGAAGCACAAAGACCTGATGATGATGCCCGCACGCCTGGCGCTCGCGTTGCAGGCTGACGGCTGGTGGGTGCGCTCCGACATCATCTGGCACAAGCCCAACCCCATGCCCGAGAGCTGCACCGACCGCCCGACCAGTGCCCATGAGCACGTGTTTCTGCTCAGTCGTAGCGCTCGCTACTATTACGATGCCGAGGCGGTGCGGGAGCCGCACAGTCGGGACTGGTGGAACGAGATTCCGTCACGTCCTGGCAATCCTGATCGCAACGACGGTGGTGGACGGCAGGCGAGCAACGAGAGTGCCGGCCGCAACCTACGTAATGTTTGGACTCTGCCCACACATCCGTATTCACAAGCCCACTTCGCAACGTACCCCCCAGCCCTGGCCGAGCGCTGCATCCGGGCGGGCACCAGCGAGCGCGGCGCATGCAGCCGGTGCGGGAAGCCGTGGGTGCGGGAGACATCCGTGAGCTACACGGATGCGGGGAACGGCAACAACAACATGAAACGCAAGGCCGGCGGCGATCCTGTCGCTGCTATGTCGGCGCGCCCCTACGACGTGCGGAAGCTGAAGGATGTGGAGACACTCGGCTGGTCGCCATCGTGCAAGTGCGAGGCTGGCGATCCCGTTCCCTGCGTTGTCCTCGATCCCTTCGCCGGCGCCGGCACCACGCTGCTGGTCGCCGATCGCCTGCAACGCGACGCCATCGGCATAGAACTCAACCCGTCATACACCGAGATGGCGATGCAGCGCTGCCGCGACGACGCGCCGCTGTTCACCGCGTTCCCGCCTGCCGAAGACCCGGAGACCGAGCGCATGGCTGATCTGTTTGCGGATGCTGCCGAATGACTGACGCAACCATCACCACGACGCTCAAGGTGGACGGGTTCGCCCCCGTGGACATCATCGCCACGGTGACGCTGGAACCGGAGACCACGCCAGAGCCGCCTGAACCCACGCCAGGGCCGGAGCCGACGGGCTGGCTCACCGTCGAGATCGACTATGAGGGCACCGTCTACACGTTCCACGAGGACGAGGGCACCGACCTCGGCGACTACCACGCGCCCGGCGGGCATTTCATCCAAAGCTGTCGGCTGGCCACGCACGACGACTTACCGGGCTTCCGCGTCATGTTCCGTCCCGACTTGGGCGGCGACGATCGGGGCCATGAGCGCCTGGAGGTGGTGTTTGAACTCGGTGGCTTGTGGGACGTAGAGCCGGCCAATATGGGTGCCTACACCGCCACCATCATGCGTGGCCCAAGCACGCTCGCCGTGGTGCAGGCACCGGAACACTACTGGCATTCGCGCTGGCGTTGGCAGAGTGCACCGCGGCCGATCATCTATCAGGCCGCGGACTTTGCCGGGGGATTGCTGCCACGCTACTCCGAGGATCTGTTCGGCTCGGCCATCCCGCTGTCCAACGCCCGCACATACGCTGGGCCAATGGACCTCGCCGGTATCACCGCCTACATCCCATCGACCGGCGAGCGGGACGAAATCGGCCTGTTCACCGAGGCGCAGGCTGAGTATCTGTGCCAGGGCACTGACAGTGCATGGGCGTCGGTGCTGGCGCAGCTTGAGGCGTCGGGCACGCTCACCTGGCATTTCCGGGATGACCGCACGAATGCCCCGCTGGACTGGATGCAATACCCTAACGCCACGATGTATTCACCGAGTGGTGCAGACCCTTACATCAGCAACCCCACCTCACCCGTCGTGCTCGATGTGGCGCATGAGCCGTCGTTGGCGTTCTTGCCGTTCCTGCTGACCGGCGATCCCTATGCGCTGGAGGCGATGCAGTGCGCGTGCGTCTACAACGTGGTGATGCTCAGCCCCGGTGCACGGGCGAATTACAACCTTGGCAACGCCGTCAGAGCGGTGGCATGGACGTTGCGTGCGCTGGCCCAAGCGGCAGAGACGACACCCGACACCGTGCCGTCCTGGCTGCTGCCACAGGGCATCTTCAAGTCCCGCATGGACGACGAACAGCAGTGGTTCATGTCGCGCTTTGTGGGTAGCGATCAGCCGCCAGCGTGCAACCTGTCGCTGGTGTCCGACGGCATAGGCGCCCCGGCTGATCCACCGCTGCCCGCTGATACATGGGTGGCGCCCTGGCAGGAGGATTTCCTGACCAGCGTGCTGGGCTGGATCGTCGGCATGGGCGGCGAGGACTGGCGGCCGGTGCTGGAGTGGAAGGCGCTCGACGTGATGGCGCGCACCAACGGCACCAGCGGCTGGGTGCGTGCGGTGCCATCGCCGTACGAGGTGGCGATACGCAGCGAGCGGGGCGCCGAGGTGGTGCCGCACTGGGCTGCGGCCTGGGATCTCAACGCCAGCATGCAGCCCGATGCCTGCGTGCATGACGATCCCGACACGCTGCCCGCTGCCACGAACTTGACCTATCCGAGCTACTCGCTGGGTGCGTTGGCACTAGCTGCGCGGGCCGGCGTGCCACAGGCCCAGGCGTGCTACGATTGGCTGCTGCAGCAGATGCAGCGCAACACGGACGGCAACAGCTACTGCCGGCGGAAATGGGCGATGGCGACGTGATGGGCCACGTCAAGGCCCGCATCGTCTGCATGCTCGTGGAGCGATGTGGCGAGGTGGTGACCTTCGCCCAGTTCAATGCCGCGCTGTGGCCCGGTGAGCGGCGCGGGCATCACGCTCACCACTGCCTGCGCTCGCACGTCCACCAGCTGCGCGAGCAGCTCGGCCCCGCGATGGTGCTGACCGCGCCGGGCGTCGGCTACGTCTGGGCCGGCCTCGATGCGGAGAAGCCGGGATGAGCGAGCCGACCACCACGCATGGCCTGATCGCGTCGGTCAGCGAGACCGCCATGCGTGTATTGCCTCCTGCCATGCTAGTCTTGGTCGTGCTCAACATTTGCTTCAGCGGCGCCCTGATATACCTGGTGCAGCACAACGCGGATTATCGAAACCAACTCCTGACCAAGATCGTGGAAAGTTGCTTAGTAAAGCAAAGCAACTAGTCATGTCGTGCGAACTCGCCAGGCGGCGACCAGCAGCGCCACCATCGCGATCAGCGCGCCGAGGCCGGCGAGGAGCAGGGGCATCGCGCTGATTTCGTTCATGTTTGGTCCAATCGTGGCAGGTCCGTGAAAGGCGTGGTAAGCGCGTTGCTCAAAACCCCTGCGCACTTTTGAGCAGTTTTGATCACGTCCACTAATATGTTCGCCCCGCCGGCTCAGATCTGTGGCGGCGATACCAGAAATCCACGGCCGGCGTTGAGCACGCGCCCGAGGCGAATGCCGGGATCAGGGCGATCCAGGGATAGCCCATCGCAACATCTGCGACCGCGGCCAGGGCGCACACGACGGAGCAGACAGCGTGCTGTCGCCAGTCGAGCACGCCCCAGACGCGCGTCTCAGCCATCGGCCACTCCTGCCGCCGCACGACATCTGATGGCCCAGGTGAAATTGGCCTCGGCCTTCTCCCGATCTGGCGGCGTCTTTGCCCAGTGGTAGTTGGCATACTGAGAGAACTGCTCTGCGGCGGCCAGGAGTTCGGACTGCATCCAGTCGATCCTCTCGCGCATCCTGTCGATGGATGCGCTGACGCTGTCCAGGCTGGCGTGCAACGCCTCGCGCTGCTCATCGAGCATGGCGTCGGTCACTATGGGATCAGCCATCGGCCACTCCATCAAACGTCCGTTTCAACGCACTTTATCAATCTGCAAAAACCAGCCACGGCTGGCCGTTCACGGCATAGGCTGGTGGCGGCATATCCGCGGGCGACAGTTGAAGAGCCAGCAGATGTGCCTGCCGCGTTTCGCCGACCTCGCGGAAACCGACGCGCTTCCACGTCCAGCCCCAGGTCGGCTTGCTATGCACCATTGTCGGCTTGACCTGGCTGCGGTCGATGAACGTCATCATGCCAAGCTCTGGCGGCTCGCCGAAGTAGGCGCGCGTCGCGGCGATGGCCTGGCGGATCAGATCGGACGCGAGGCCAGCTCCCTCGTTGCGGAACGCCGAGCACATCCAGGCGCCGGCCCAGTCGTGTTTGACGAACTCTGCGAACGGCCATGACGTGATCCACAGCGCTGACCCAGTGTCAGTCTTGGCGTGTAGGACGAGGCACCGGCCGGGCGGCACGAACTGCGGCGCGCCGATCTTCTGGCGGTTGTAGTGGCGATCGGCGATGACGCGCGAGCGCGGAGCAGCGCGGTGCGACATCTGCCACATCATCGAACGGCCAGCGGATCACCCAGGCATGCCTCGCAGTAGATCAGCATGTCGTTGCCGTCGTTCTTCCACAGCATCACGGGCACGCCATCTCCCCATCGAGCCTCGCGGCGGCACCGCGAGCAGGTCCCGTCATTGGTCCCGCGATGCCAGTGGTCGTTCGGCAAAATGCCGCCTGGGATGATCTGGGTCAGATGAACCTGGGTCATTGCGTCTGTAAAAATCACTCAAGTTCTGCGGGGATCGTGTAGCCACGGGCGCGAAGCGTCTGGATCACCACGGAGTGCAACAGCTTCCGGCTTCGCTCATCTTCGGCGAAGCCGTCCTTGATTTGCTGGTCCAGGCGTTGCTGCGGGGTTTGGTAATTCCTGTCGAAGTGGCAGGCGGACAGGGTGATGACGGCGGCGAGCGACATGCTTAGGGTCCTGATAGCCATGATCGAGGTATCCTCTCGGTTGGTGGTTAGGGCTGGCGCAGCATTCGCAGTGCTGCGTCAGTCCGTGGGGTTAGCCGGCGGCGTATTTCTCGCCGACGATCTCGCCAACCTGATCGTCCTCCGGCGGCGTTATCGCTTTCAGCGCGTCTTTGATGATGCGGTTGAGCCGTTCCAGATTGCCGTTGCGGAACTCGGCCTTGGCGCGCTCGACCTCAGGGCCGCAGATGATGCGATCCACCGCCTCGGCTGCGTCCTGTTCTCTAAGCGCGTCGGCGATCGACAGCGATAGCGCATCGAGGAACTGGCCGCGCGTGCGGACTGGTGGCGGCGGCGCCTGGTAGGCATCCCCGGCGTCTACCGGGGCACGCTTGACCGGCGCCTTGGGCGTGTTCGCAGCGACGGCCTTCAGCGGCACGGCGTCGTTTAGCGCGTCGCGGGTGTCGGGTTCGATCGTGGGGCCGGTGTGCTCGTCCTTGGCCTGGATGTCGGCCTGCTCGCCGGGCTCGTACATGCCCGACGTGGCCAGCGGCCAAAGCGTGCGCACGCCCTCCGACACCACGCGGCTCCGTAGCATCTGGCGCGGAAACTTGCTGTACATGTCCTTCTTCCCGAACGCCGTCTGCGCCCGCTTCATATCCCAATCAATCCGCACCTCGCCGGTCTGCGGGTGGGTGAATGTGGCGTCTGCCAGGTCGTCGGTCAGGCTGTTCCATTTCACGGTTCCTCCAGCCAGGATGAAATCGCGCAGCATCGCCTCGGCCTTCTTGGCTGGCTTGCCGTTTATGATGTCATAGTCGCGCGCTGCCTCAACCGGGTGACGCCCCTCGGCCTGAGCGATGGCCATGAGGACGAGCGCCTGCTCCGGCGTGCGGATGCCGAACAGTCCGCTCTTGGCGATGGCGACAGCGAGCGTCTGCATGTCATGCAGCGGCATCGTGGTGGTAGTGATCGCGTTCATTACGCTGTCCTTAGTGTGAGCACGGGGCTAGGGTTTGACAGTTCCGCCCCGGCAACGGCGCCATCCTTCAGCGCGCGGGCGAGGGCGGTCATATCCGGCGCCGTCCGCATCAACTCGGGCGGCAACCGGCTGGCGTCGGTCACGACCGGCTTGGTGCGGTAGCTGATCGACAGCGTTGCAAGTGGCCGTTCAACCTTCTCCGCGATCTGCTCCATCATCGCGCGCAGGATCAGCCGGTGCCGCTGCGCACGCGCCTCGATGCGTTTCAGGCGTGCGCTGCCCTGCTCCACCATCAGTTCGTCCGAAACGACGGCCTCAAGCACCTTGTCCATCAGTTCGAGCGCATTCGTCTCGCTCTCGATGCTGGCCAGGATCATGTCGGCGTCCTGGCTGGCCAACTCGGCCTTCAGGCGCGACACGGCAGCCATGGCGGCGGTCAACTTGTACGGAGAAATGTCAGCCACTGCAGTCGCTCCACATCACGTCGTGCATCACCTCGGCGCAGCGCTTGCGCTCATCGACCGCGCGCAGGGCGTCGGTGACCTGTTCCGGCAGTTCCAGATCGGCGATCGAGTGCAGAAGCCGGGTGGCATGCGAACGCCAATGCGGTTCGCCTGCGATCGCCGCCTGGAGCGCTATCACGAGTTCGGCGGCCCTGAGTTCAGCGACGATGCGGCATGCGTCGGTCATGCGGCCTCTCCTGCTGGTTCTTCGCCTGCGGCGACGAGTTCGGGCCACACCTTGCGCGGTTTCCGCCCGCGTCTGGCGCCGGTGGCGGGAGCGCGGCTACGGGTTTCGTTGACGGTGAACGATACCGTGCTGCTGGCGCTGTATTGGTCGAACCCGGCCAGGAAATTGGCCCACGCTGTGGCGATCTCGCCCAAGGCGTTGGCCATGTCGGCGGGGCCGTCCGGCAACGTCACGCGCACGGAGGCATAAATCTCGTGGCTCATGCGGCCCTCCTGATTTGCGAACGAGCGACAGCGGCCTCGAACGCGGCGCGCTCGGGGTTGAGATGCAGTCGGCGGAACTCGGCGATGCGGTTCAGCGCCGTGGTGCGCCAGAAGTCGCGCTCGGTGCCGGTGGCGTGCCAGAACTCCTCGATGGCGCCGAGCATGTCACGTAGGCGATAGCCGCGGATGTCGCGGCACAGGGCGTCGAGCATCTCAGACTACTCCCGGAACGTACGACTTACGGCGCACCGTTAACGGGTTACCGGTCGTTGCTGATGTTACAGTCACGGGTTGGCAATTTATGACAGTGGTGCCGGCGCGATTCACGGCGAAATCACGCAGCAACCCGCTTGCCCAACGGTAATTTGGGGTGACAGGATTATCCTGTCCTGCGTCGCAGGCGCCGGTCACCGGGCGCGGGCTACTGCCGCCGATCGTGGGCAGGTCGAAGATGTTTGGGAGGTCGTCTAAGTGCCGAATGGTCATCATGGCCAAGGCTCACTCGATGCGAGCCGAGACCTTACATCACGTAAGTTAGACTTGCAAGAGCCGGATTGCGATCCGGCTTTAAATGTTCAGCTCCTAGCGCGACTCGTGTGCCGCGCTGCCGCTGGAGAACCCCTCCTGATTGAACGCATTGCGGCCTTCGCGATCAGGGTTGCTGCCACTAATACACTCAACGAACTGCGCCAACTGCACCAGCTTCAGGGGTTCTGGCATTAGCCGGAACAGCTTCAGGAGTTGGGTTTCGACCTTGTCCGTAGTCATCAGCCCATGCTCTTTCGGGCTTGGCCGCGGGTGCTTTGGCTTGGACATCTCGGCCGGCGCCGGTGTATCTTGGTCAACCAAGTCCGCCTCGTCTATGTCCAGGATTTCGCTGATTTTCTTGCGGAACCTAACGGGGACGCTCCGCTGATACCGCGGATTTTCCCACATCAGTACTGCGGTTGCGCTCACGCCTAGCGCATCGGCAAGGTCCTGCTGCCGCAGCCCACGCGCCACGCGCGCCCTCCGCAGTCGGTCGCGACCCTCCATTCCACACACCTGAAGTAGCTCCGTCCTACCTTACACGAGTTAAGGTGATTGTAGCAACGCATTCTCCGTATTGTAATCTAGGAATGCCTTACGTAAAGTAGGCTCCATGGAACGTGACCCGATCCTGGAGGAGGCGTTTCGTCAGCGGCTGGCGGTCACTGAGATCGCCAGGGCCATTGGGATAACTCCCGCGGCGGTCAGCCAGTGGCGGCGGGTGCCGGAGCGCCACGTCGCGGCAGTGGCGCGGCTCACCAAGATCCCCAAGCGTCGGCTGCGGCCCGATCTGTTTCCGGGCCGGGCCGGCTGATGCCGGCCCATCCCCACCGACCCCTACTCGCCGCACCCTGATGGCATGCGCACCAGCCACCGCGCCCCAGGCGCGCGACGGTGACGCTCACTCAAAACGGAGTGTGTCCGAAAACGTACGGCCGGCCTTCCGTCCCTGGACCATGCCTGATCTGCGTCGCGCCATCCGGTGGCGATGGGAGGGGGCGGCGCACAAGGTGATTGCCCAGCGGCTCGGGCGCACGCCGATGGCCGTGGCCCACCAACTCCGCAAGCACCGCGCCGAGCTGCCGAGCAAGCCGCAGTATGGCGCCAATCGCTGGGCTGCAGCGGCCCACCGCGCCCGTGAGGCGCTGGCGTGGGAGCTTGCGGTCGCGCGTTCCGAGCGGGCCACGGCGCCGCTGCTGCGGTCCTGGCCGGCTGGGGTGTGGTCATGAGCCCCTGGCCCGACACTCGCGTGGTGCTGTTGCGTGATCTCGCGGAGCAGGGCTTGTCCGGCTCGGAGATCAGCCGGGAGATGGACCTCACCAAAAACCAGGTGGTCGGCAAATGCCGGCGCCTCGGTATCCGGCTGCAGGGCGACAACAGGGGCAACACCGGCCGGCCGCGCAGTGAGCAGCCGGCGGTGGTGGTGCGCCAGCCGGTGGTCGAGGCGATTATCACTCCGCCACTGGCGCCGGAGCGGCCGATGCCGCCGGCGCGGGGTTGCCAGTGGCACGATGGTACGTCGCCGATGTGGCGCGTCTGCGCCATGGCGGTAAAGCCTGGCACGGCCTGGTGCCCGGAGCATCATGCCCGCGTCTACCCGCGTTACCGGGAGCCGGTGGCGTGAGGGTGTCGGGCGGCATAGCTGGCGCACCCACGGCATCGCCGCGGCGGTTCCGGCTGACGGCACCCGTCGCACCCGAGGACGACCTGCACGCGGCGGTCTATCAGGCGCTGCGGGTGCTGCTGCCGAAGGGCGCGGTGCTGAACACCTGGGAGCTGCGCAACGCCTCGTCCGCTGCCGAGGGCGCGCGGCGCAAGCGGCTCGGCGCGCTGCCGGGCTGGCCGGATCTTGGGGTGTTCTGGAATGGCCGCGTGGCGCTGCTCGAACTGAAGCGCGAGCGCGGCGGTGCGTTGTCGCCGGCGCAGAAGGTGCTGCATCCACAGCTCGCGGCGGCGGGGTTTCCGGTTGCGGTCTGCCGCACGGTGGTCGAGGCGCTGGACGCGGTGAGCGTGCAAGTGCCGCTGAGAGGACGAGTGGCGGCATGAGTTTCCGGGCGCTAGACGACGACGTGCATGGAGGCCGGAAATGACCGCCTTCCGACTCAATCGTTTCTGTGCCATGAAAGCAGAACGCCCCGGCGGGAACCGGGGCGATACTGAGACGAAACCGACTGCACTGAGGTATGCGCTGAGACTGGAGAACCGTCGCTGGTTCCAGTTTCAAACATACCTCGGGCGGCAACGCAAGGGGTATGTCCATGACCATTGCCGACATTCAACGCCTCGTCGCGGCCCGCATGGGCGTGACGCTGTGCGATCTGCTGTCCGACCGCCAAGCGCCGGCCCGCTCCCGCCAGATCGCCATGTGGCTGGCGCGGACGACCACCACCGCCAGCTTTCCGGCCATTGGCAGGGCGTTTGGCCGCGATCACACCACCGTCATGCAGGCGTGCCGGCGGGTGGACGGGCTGATGGCGGCCGACCGGGAGTTCGCCGGGGTGGTCGAGGGCCTGCGGAGGTCCGTGCCATGAGCACGGAATACACCATCGCCGCGATCCCGACGCTCTACCGGGGGCGGATGTACCGCAGCCGGCTGGAGGCGCGGTGGGGCGCGTTCTTCGACCGGCTGGGATGGCAATACGAATACGAGCCGTTCGATCTGGGTAAGTGGTCACCGGATTTCGCGATCACATCACCATTCAATGCGCTGATCGAGATCAAGCCGCTCACCGAGCCTGATCCCGAGTTGTTCAAACGGGTTCAGGACGCCGCGCGCGGCGAGGCGGTGTTTGTTATGCGGCTGGCACCATTCGGCAATGATGGTCCCCTGGAGGTGGGTTGGTGGGCCGCTACCCACGCACCAGCGTGGCTGCTGTGGTTTCCAGATCCCGAAAGGCCGGTGTTCTATGCTGATCTCATCAGCATTTCCCGCGACCGAAAACTCTGGGTCACCGCCACGCAAGGCACTGGTCCCATCAATGAGCCGCCCACGAGTTGGGGTTATCCGGCGCCAACGATGGCGCTTTGGGCTGACGCCTGCAACGCGGTCCAGTGGGAGCCGAAGCCATGAGCTACAACGACAGTTGGATGCCGCTCTACATCGGCGATTATCTCGGCGACACCATGGAACTCGATGGCGCCCAGCATGGGGCTTACCTCCTGCTGCTGATGTATTATTGGCGCAATGGCCCGCTGCCTGTTGCCGACGCGAAGTTGGCGCAGATCGCCCGCACTGAGCTTCGCCTGTGGAAAAAGACCGTTGGGCCTGTGGTCAGGCGGTTCTTTACCGAGCGCGACGGGCTGCTGCACCAAAAGCGCTGCGACCACGAGCTTGCCAGGGCGCATGAGAATTGGCAGCGCGCCAACGAGCAGCGCCACAACGACAACCAAAGGTTGAGGGCTTGGCGGGCCAAGGATGGCTCACACCCTCCCACAAAACCGAACGGCCACGGTCCTCCTGAAATGTCTGTGAAACGCGTTTCATCCGCGTTTCCGAACCCGTCTCAAACGCGTTGCGAAACGCCGCCGGAAACGGTTGCGAAATCGGTCTTACCATCACCAAGTACCAAAACCTTCAGCGGGGAAGAAAAAGAGAAGAAATCTTCCTCTTTACCTTCTAATCTGACGGTTGGAAGCCGCGCGCGAGAAGAAACGCCCCCCGCCGATGCGCTGCGGACCCTGCTCGACGAGGTCGGCGCCGACGAAACCCCACTGCCTCACAATGCCATGCGGCCACTGAAACCCGTCACCGACAGCGTGGGTTCCGGTCCCGTCGCAGCCCAGGTCAGCCGCGTCGCCAAGGCCCTGACCACGCACGTCCCCTATGGCGTGGTGCGCGGCGCAGACGAACAGGTCCGTCAGCTAGAGGCGCAACCTGCGGTTGATACCAGCATCTACAAGTGGCAGCCCTGCGATCCGGTGCGGACCGTCGAGGAGCAACTCACGTGGCTTCGGGAGCACGCGGCATGACCGACAGCGACCGCGATCCCGAGCGCTGCGCACGTCTGCTGCGGGAGGCAAAAGCCCACTTCGATGCCATCGGCGTCGCCAAGCAGGCAGCCACCCAGTACGCCGACTTCAAGCCCCGTCAGCCGGTGCGCCTCGACCCCGAACAGCTCGCCGAAGCCTGGCGCCGCTCCGGCCTGCGCAACCCGCGCCACCGGCACCACCGGCGCCCCATCCTGGAGGTTGTCGCCTGATGTGCTTCTCAGTCGCCTGGATCGTCCAGATGCTCGTCGTCCTGGTCGTCCTATGCGCCGTCATCGCCATCCTGCGCATCTGGGTCCTCCCAATGCTCAGCTCCGTCGATAGCCGCATCCCCGCAACCATCAACATCCTGATCTGGGCCGTCGTCTGCGTCTTCGTGATCTACCTCGTCGCCGACCTGCTGTTCTGCGCCATCGGCGGCGGACCCCTCTTCCCGAGAGTCCGGTGAACGCCATCACCGCCGTTGACATCCAACCCACAGCGGACTTAGCTAGCCTTAGCCCGGCCGACCACACCGGGTGCCGCTGCAATTCCGGCTGGGTCGTCGCCGTCACACACCCCCAAGCCGAGATCTGGGCCAACAACAACCTCACCCGCCGCGGCTATCGCTGTTTCCTTCCCCAATACGCCACCCGCCGCCGCGACCGCGTCTTGCCCACCCTCTGGCACAACGTCGTCGTCCCGCTCTGGCCCGGTTACCTCTTCGTCCACCACGACAGCCGCAATTCCTGGCGACCCATCTACGAAACACCAGGCGTCCGCTCCGTGCTCAAACACCACGACCAGATCCAGTGGGCGCCACACGGCCTCGTGGACGCGCTACAGGCCACTGAGGACGCCCGCCGCTATATCCCCCCAGCCGGTAGCCAATGGGCTCCTGGCACCCCTTGCAGCCTCGCCACGGGGCCGTTCCGCGATCACCCCGGCGTCGTCGTCTCCGTGACACGGGGAATCGCTCACGTCGCGCTCATGCTGTTCGGACACGTCCGGGACGTTACGGTCAGCATCGATAGCCTTATCCCACGCGACTAATGCCGGAAACGCATAAATCCGATGCTCGAATTCCCGGCGATGAAAATCACGCAAGTATCAGAAATCACACCGTATTCTAAAAATGCGCGGGAACATTCCGAAGCCCAAATATCGCAAATATCCGCATCAATCCGCGAGTTCGGCTTCACCAATCCGCTGCTGATCGACGAACACAACGTCCTCATCGCCGGTCACGGGCGCCTCGCCGCCGCGCGCCAGCTCCGAATGGCGGAATTGCCCGCCCTCGTGCTCACCGGCCTCACCGACGCGCAGAAAGCCGCGCTCCGCATCGCCGACAATAAGCTGGCGCTCAACGCCTCGTGGAACGACGACCTGCTGCGCACCGAGTTGCTGGACCTGCGCGAGGGTGGCTTCGACTTGGCGCTCACCGGCTTCGGCGAGGACGAGCTGCTCGGCGTGTTCGCCGACCACACCGATGGCCTCACCGATCCTGACGATGTGCCGGAAACGCCGGCCGAACCGGTCACGCAACTCGGCGACGTGTGGCTGCTCGGACGCCATCGGCTGGTGTGCGGCGATGCAACGTCCGAGGTGGATGTGTCGCTCGCGCTGGGGGGTGTGAAGCCCAACGTGGTGCTTACTGACCCGCCTTATGGAATGAAGCTAAACACTGATTTCTCGGCCATACGAGGCAGCCTCAGATCATTGGGCGCAAGGTCGGGAACGCGCGGTGGTAAATATGACCATATAATCGGCGATCACGAGGACTTCTCGCCCCACCTGATTTCTGCGGTATTTGCGATGTGTGGGCCAGCGAGGGAGGTGTTTCTGTTCGGCGCGGATTATTATGCTGAGTTGCTACCTGATAGGAACGAGGGAAGTTGGCTCGTTTGGGATAAACGGAAAGATACCCAATCCGAGGCAATCGGCTCCGAGTTCGAGCTGATTTGGTCTAGGCAACGGCATAAGCGACGTATGCTGCGGCATGACTGGTTCGGGTTTCTGAGTTCAGCCAACGCACAGGATGCTCGAAATAGGGTTCATCCCGCGCAAAAACCAACATCGCTGTTCGTTGATATCCTAAACCAGTGGAGCAACCCGCAGGATGTGGTCGCCGACCTATACGTCGGCTCAGGCACCACCATCATCGCCGCCGAGACGACCGGACGCGCCTGCCACGCCATCGAGATATCGCCAGCCTACTGCGACGTGACCGCACTCAGGTGGATGGCCTTTACAGGTCAAGATGCTACGCTACTCGCCACAGGCAAGACATTCTCAGAGACAGGCAAGCAGCGTGGCGCAGCGCGGACTGAAGCAGATGACTTGCAGCAGGTGTAATATCACCTTTCCTGGCAGGAAGGGGCAGCGATACTGTTCGCGGAGATGCTCTGCGTTCGACCGCACGGATTATAAGCGCACGCCCTCCACTTTTGCCCAGGGCAACGTCCCCTGGAACAAGGGCCTAAAGAATTGGCGACACGGCTACCGCCATTCGGCGGCGACCATCGAAGCTATGCGGCAGGCCAATTCCGGAGAAAACGCGCCCATGTGGAAGGGCGGCGTGACAGAGGTCCACTATAGGTTGCGGCGCAGTAGCAGATACGCAGACTGGCGGCGTTCGGTGTTCGAGAGGGACGGTTACGTCTGCCAGACATGCCGAGCCAAGAGCACCAAGGGCTGCCGCGTTCGCTTGGAGGCCGACCACATCAAGCCGTTCGCTACGTTCCCAGAACTTCGGTTCGACGTAGCAAACGGACGGACGCTATGCGCTCCGTGCCATCGCAAGACCGAAACGTGGGGGCAAACCCGCAAGACGAACTTCACCGGACAAACCGCGACGAGGCCAGATGGGACGCCATACCAAGCCACACACCGCGAAGCTGTACCGGCCAACTGAGGATCAGCGCCGGCAGGTTCTCACCATGACCGGATTTGGCATCCGCCAGGAGGAAATCGCCAACGCGCTGGAGATCGATCGCAAGACGCTCACCAAGCACTTCCGCCGCGAACTCGACACCGGCATGACCGAGGCCAACGTCCGCGTCGCCCAGGCGCTCTACGCCAACGCCGTGAAGCACAACAACGTCGCCGCACAGATCTGGTGGACCAAGACGCGCATGGGTTGGAAAGATACCAGCGTCGTCGAGAACACCGGCCAGCAACCGTTCGCCATCTTCGTCCCGACACCTATCAGCAGCACCAACGAATGGCTCACGCAGCACGCACCCGCGCAGATCGACCACGACCCGCCCCCAGCGGAATAGCGTCCGCCTGGACACCGCAACCGGGGCCGCAGTCGTCGTTCTGCGACTGCCCGGTGTTCGAGGTGTTCTTCGGCGGGGCTCGCGGCGGTGGCAAGAGCGACGCGGTGCTGGGCGAGTGGGCTGCCCATTCGCAGAAGTATGGCGTCAATGCCATCGGCCTGATGGTGCGGCGTTCACGGACGGAACTGCTGGAACTGTTCGAGCGTGGCCGGGCCATCTACTCCAAGATCAACGCGCAGTTTACCGTCAACCCGATGCGCGTCATCATGCCGAACGGCGCGCGGCTCACGTTCGCCTATCTCGAACGCGACGCCGACGCCGAGGTCTACCAAGGCGCCAGCTATACGCGGGTCTACATCGAGGAGGCCGGCAACTTCCCGTCGCCGTCGCCGATCCTCAAGCTCATGGCAACGCTGCGCTCCGGCCACGGTGTTCCAGTCGGTATGCGGCTCACCGGCAACCCTGGCGGTCCTGGGCACCAATGGCTGCGTGCCCGCTACATCGACCAGGCGCCGATGGGTTGGCGGGTGCTCAAGGATGCCACGGGGTTGGAGCGCATCTACATCCCGTCACGGGTGGCCGATAACATTTACCTCGGCCCCGACTACGTGCAGCGCCTGCGTGCGTCCGGCTCGCCCGAACTGGTGCGCGCCTGGCTCGAAGGCGACTGGTCGGTTGTCAGTGGCGCGTTCTTTCCCGAGTTCTCCATGGAGCGCCACGTCATCGCGCCGCGTTCGTTGCCCGAGCACTGGCTGCGGTTCCGCTCATTCGACTGGGGCAGCGCTCGCCCGTTCGCCTGCCACTGGTGGGCAGTCAGCGACGGTAGCGATGGCATGGCCCGCGGCGCGCTGGTCAATTATCGCGAATGGTATGGCATGCGGCCAGGAGAACCCAACGTCGGCCTGCGCATGACCGCCGAGGTGATCGCTGCTGGCATCAAAGCGCGCGAGGCAGACGATCCCGCAGCAATGACCGGCGTTGCCGACCCCGCCATGTTCGCCGAGGACGGTGGCCCATCGATCGCCCACCGCATGATGGGCCTCGGCGTACATTTCCGCCCCGCCGACAACAAGCGTGTTGCAGGCCGTGGCGCCATGGGCGGCTGGGACCAGGTGCGTGCGCGCCTTGAGGGCGACGCTGACGGCGCACCGATGCTGCTGCTGTTCAACACGTCGCGCGACCTCATACGCACCCTGCCGGCGCTGCAGCACGACGACGCACGGCCAGAGGACGTGGATAGCGACATGGAGGACCACGCGCCGGACTCGTGCCGCTATGCGTGCATGTCGCGGCCGTTCGTGCGTGATACCATCAAGCCCGTCGTGCGCGACAGTTGGTCTGCGGCCTTCCAGCGTGCCGGCCGCTCAGATGTTCAGAACTGGAGGGTGGCGTAGGATGGCTGGACCCCTATCCGATGCCGATCGCCAAGCGTTTGCAGGGTGGGTCCGGGACGAGATACGTCATTCGCTCGCGATGACTGAACCCCTCTCCGGCGCGCGGTTCCAGCGCGAGGTCGGCGCCGACCCCGACAAGTGGGCCGCGGCGTTCCTCGCCGCATACGCCAAGGCCGATGGCGTCCGCACCGACGCCGACCGCCTCGCGTTCGTGGCGCACTGGTTCAGGGACTTTGGTGAGGCCGCAGTGAAGGCAGCACGGGATGAGTGACCGCCAGGAGTATGTCGAGGCATTCAACGCCTACCGCGCAGCCTCAGGTCGTAGCAAGACGCCGATCAGCGAGTTGAGTGGTCTCTCTACCAGGATACGCCACTGCTTCATGGATGAGGGCATCGACACGATCGAGCGTCTGCTGGAGTTGAGCGACTTCGAGTTAAGGCGGATACCCAATTTCGGGCGGAAGTCATTCAACGAAGTTCAGGAGGCGATAGGCGCCTACCTGAAGGCCAATGACGTGCTGGGCTTCCGTCCACAGCAGTACGCCCAGCAACTCCGTGCCATTGCCGCGCATCTACAGGCGGCAGCGACGCTGCTCGATGCAATGGTTCACTATCCGCAGCCACGAGGTAATGGCGCCGGCCTGCTAGGCGGCACAGGCGCCGTCGCCGGAACCCAGCAACCGAGCCAATGAGCGACACCGCTATCCACATCCACGTCCACGAGCCACGCGGCCCTGACCAGCCGCCGGCCGTCTCCGACCTCACCGGCAGCGGTATGGGGGATGAGTATCCGCGCGATCTCGACGACCTGCACGACCGGCTGGTGCGGTGGTTCGAGGAGAGCGAGCTCGCACGTCAGGATGAGATCCAGCTTGCCGAGCGTGACAGGGAATATTTCGACCACGTGCAGTGGAGCAAGGAGGAACTGGACGAACTGAAGAAGCGTGGACAGCCGCCGATCGTGGTGAACAAGATTCACGACAAGGTCAGCCTACTCTGCGGTATGGAGCGTAAGGCGCGCACCGATCCCAAGGCATTCGCCCGCACGCCGGCCGAGGAAGATCGCGCGCAGGCCGCCACACAGGCGCTGCGCTACATCAGCGACGACAACAATTTCAGCCTCGTCCGCTCCGCCGTATTTGAGAACATGCTGGTCGAGGGATTCGGAGGCGCAGAGATCAGTCTTGAGGATGACGGCCAGGGTGGGGCCAATATCCGCATAACGCACGTCCCCAGCGACCGCGTGTTTTACGATCCGCATAGCCGCACGCTTGATTTCAGCGATGCGCGCTACAAGGGCATAGTGATTTGGATGGATCGCGACCAGTTGGAGGGCACATATCCAGATGCGGATGACGTAATCGAGGCGTCATTCTCGTCGGTGGATTTCTACTACAATGACAGACCGGAGACCGCGTTCTGGACCGACAACCGGCGCCGTCGCGTGCGTGTCGTGCAATGCCACTGGGAGGAGCGCGGAGCGTGGTGGCGCGCGACGTTCACGAAGAACGGCCTGCTGGCCAACCCGGAGCGGTCAAAGTTCAAGGACCGGCGCGGCAAGAGCGCATGCAGCATCAGACTGCGGTCGAGCTACATAAATCGGGAAAACCAGCGCTACGGCATGGTGCGCGGCCTCATCAGCCTGCAGGACGAGATCAACAAGCGACGCTCGAAGGCGCTGCACCTGCTGTCCGTCCGCCAGGTGGTGGCCGAGCAGGGCGCCGTGCAGGACGTGGACAAGGCACGCCGCGAGGTGGCCCGGCCGGACGGCTACGTCGAGGTCATGCCCGGCATGAAATTCGAGATCGAACAGTCGGCCGACCTCGCCGCCGGACAGTTTCAGCTGTTGCAGCACGCCACCGCCGAGATGCAGCTATCCGGCCCCAATGCGGCGTTGTCCGGCACTGATCCACGCGAGTTGTCGGGTCGTGCCATCCTCGCTCAGCAGGCGGGCGGACAGGCCCAGAACGAGCCGCTCGCCGATGCGCTGCGCTACTGGTCACGCGAGATCTACGAAATCGCGTGGATGGCGGCGCGCGAGTATTGGTCCGGCGGCAAGTGGGTGCGGATCACGGACGAACTCAACGGCACGACATGGGTAGGCATCAACCGCCCGATCCGCGTGATGGACAAGCTGGCGGCCATGCCGGAGCAGATGCGGATGCAGATGATGCAGCGCATGCAGCTACAG